GATGATGACGAACTCCGGACTCTTCGGCCTGGCAAGACGCTCAATCAGGCTGTCCACCGTCTCTCCCTGACTCACCTGGAAGACAGAAGACCTCACCTCATCCATCCCGTACCTTTTGAGGGTGTTCTGGAAGCTGAGTGAGTACCCTTCCTCCTTCGAGACATAGAGCACCTTGCCGCTGCCCGAAAGCATCTTGGCGAAGGCCATCACGGCGGAGCTCTTGCCGTTGCCGGAATTGCCCCAGATGAACACGACACCCTGGCGCGCGATGGCCTCGCCAAGGCAACCCTGCCATTCCGGGGTCACCTCCAGCGTCCTGTTGCGGACCGCAAGCACCTGAGCTGCCGAAAGGGTTCGTTTCATATACTATGCTTCCATTCCGTTCTTGACCTTCTCCAGTTCGCGGTTCACCGACTGCTTCACGCGCCGGAGATCGTTCCCGAAGGCGCTCACGTCCTTCTTCACGCGGGAGATGGCGGCGCCATCCTGCAGGCCGTTGAGGAGGCAGATCTGCTCAATCTCGGCGGCAGAGACGGGCGTGAGGTCGATGTACTTCCTGCAGATGCGGCTCTCAATCTCATCATATCCCTTCTTGTCGCGCAGCACACCGTTGGTGATGCGCTTCTTGATGGCCGATGTCGAAAGGAACACGATGCCGCAGCGGTCCTCCAGGGCGTTGTAAATGCTGATGAAGTAGTACATGACACTGTCCGCCAGCTTGTCAGCCTCGTCGAAGAGCAGCAGCGGGAGCTCCAGCGTCACCACGTGGCGCAGGATCTCGTTGAAGGCCTGCCGGAGGCTCATGCCGTTGGTGCGCACGCCTACCTGGCCGGCCAGCTCATGCACGAAGTCAGAACGGGTCATGTCCGGTGCGCAGGTGAGACGGAAGACGTTCCGGTGCATGGCCGCGTAGCTGGCGGATGCCGTGCTCTTGCCGATGCCGGCCGGAGCCGCCACCCACATCACGCTGCTGTGGCTCTGAGCATACTGAAGGAAGGTGGTCATGTCCTGGTAGGCGCGGGTAGAGAAGATCTGCCAGCCCTCATTCTTCACCAGCTGGGACTCCAGCCTGCGCCACATGTCGTCAGAAATGAGGTTCCACTTCCCGTTGAGGAAGTTCGAGATGGTGGCGGCACTGATATTCTTCAGCGACGCGGCCGCCATGTTGTTGGAAGGATAACGCTGGACGTACCTCGCCAGGCGGTCCCTCAATTCAGTTTTCTTTTTCTCATCCATGGTTCTCTATATTTTTTGTGTGTTGTATCGGCTAAATGCGGCTGAGCGCATCGGTGGGGTCGTACTGGGTCTTGAGGCTGTCCGCCTTCTCCTGCAGGCCGATGCTGGCCGGATAGACCGCCGCGGGAGCCGGCTCCGCCCGGCGGTCGGCCGCGGCCTTCTCCAGAAGGCGCTCGTAGCCTTTTTTGCTCTCATTGAGACCGCTGAGGCCGGGATCCACCAGGCCCTGCTGGTCCGGCGCCATGCCCTGCTCATGCAGCAGTTCGTCCAGCTCCATCTGAAGCCGGATACGTTCAAGTTTGTTCCGTTCGTCCTGCTGGCGGATGAAGCTGCGTTCCTCTTCTGTCTGATCCTGGAGCGCGCGGTGGATCTTCGCGTACGGCATAGCCTCGGCCTCGAAGCGGTCCCCGTACTGGTCACGTGTGAGCAGGCGCACCACGGAGAGGTCGCGCGGGTCGTACGACACATAGAACTCGCGGCCGGTATTGCCCCGGCGCCAGAGCAGATCCGGATTGCCTTCCCTGTCGAAGACCTCATACTGAAGCTTCTCTCCGTTCACCGTGAACTGGATTCCGTAGGCAGTGAACTTGCACGGCTTGGGAGTGGTCACCATGAAGAGGTCCCGGCGCATGGCATCCGTCAGCTGGATGGCCATGGGGTTCACCTGGGAGGTATAGACCTCCATGCGGGAGCGGCCGGCATAAGCCTTCACGTTCGGATGGGGCATGGAATTCCAGCGCTCGCGGGCTGCCATATAGGTCTCCACCACCTCATTATAGGTTGGCAGCTTGTCGATATTGGCAAGGATGAGTTCGGTGTGGACTTTGGAAGCTTCGCTCTTTGCGGTGATGTTGCCGCCGGTGTAGAACCATTCCTGGTGCAGCACCTGGGCCTGGAAGCGGCCGAAAACGGACTCGATGGTCTTGGCCGGAGCCTGGTGCGGGGCGGTGGTGCGGAAGCAGGTGGCCACCTTCCTCAGCCACTCCTGGGCGTCGGCCCTCTTGGTGCCGCCCTGGTTGTCGGTCACGTACTCATACGGCTTGCAGCCGGCGAACTCCAGCGCATTCCTGGTGGCCTCGTAGATGGCCTCGAAGTTTTCAGTAGTGGAGATGTGGCAGCCCAGGAACACCTCGCTGGCCGCGTCGATGACCTCGTAGACGTTGAGGGTGGCCGGGACGTACTTGCCATCCCTGTAGGCCTTGTAAAATAGGTTAAGCTTGGTGCCATCGCCGTACCATAGGGCGTTCGGCAGCTCCGGTAAGATGGTCGAGTGCTGGCGGGTGTACTGCATCTTGGCCTTTGTGTCGCCTATCACGGAAGCCTTCCATTGAATCTCCACCTCCGGCCGGCTCAGGTAGTTCGTCAGCGATGTCTGTGTCTTGAGCGGCTTCCAGCCGCGGGAAGGGGCTACCTCATTGTATTTGGCAAAGATCTGCGCATTGGTGTACACGGGCACCTTGGAGCACTTCAGTGCGATGATGTAGCGGCCGCCCTCTTCAGTGATCTTGCTCGCATTGCCGTTGACCAGGTGACCGCTCACCAGGCAAGCATACCCCTCCCGCTTATATTCGCGCATTTTGTCCCGCAGCCGCGCCTCGCTCTTCGGAAGGGTGTGGCCGTACGACTCGCGCAGCTCCTCGCTGGCCCCGTAGATGGGAGGCCAGTTGATGGGCGTGGTGTTCCCGTGCATCCGGCGCTGCACGCCCTGGGTCTTGGCCATCTCCAGGAGGTGGTTCAGCACAGAGGCGTTGAGGGTGAATTCGGCAATCTTGTCACTCTTGATGTGGGTGTTGTCTGGTAAAAGATAATCTTCAAAAAAAGCACGGGCATGAGGGTCCATGCGGAGCTCGGGCTGGGAAGTGGGTTGCATGTGGGGATCGCCGTAAATGGCAATAAAACGCTCCTTGAAACGGGTGGGAAGACTCTCAAAATCGACCAATGCCGGATGGTCCAGGCCCTTGCCGGGGCGGACTACCGTGATGGACTTGCGCTGTGCTAATTTCTTATAGCACTCATAGCTCATCACAGCCTCGCCGGAGCTGGCGTCAGTCAGCTGCTGGACGGTAACGGTAATCATTGGGTCGAGAGTAAGCATCATTCCTTGTCTTGGAGCCCACGGCGGCGGTCAGGCCACCGCAGGCTGGATTTTGGGTTAGGGCCGCACACCCGTGCGGTTTTCTTTCGTGGATTCCTGGCCGATGCCGTGGATGTCCAAGATCTTGATGGCCGAGAAAACGGCAATCAAGAAGCCCGGGAACCAGGCGAGTCCGCTGGTACCGTACGACAGGGCCCACACCAGCGCCGCGATGGAGATGATGGCAAGGATGATGGTGGATACAATCTTTTTTTTCATATCTCTTCAAGTTTTTTATTCTTGTAGCGGAGGCAGGATTCGAACCCGCGTCTCTGTCCAGGTTGTGGAGCTCCCAGTGATTTACCTTTCATCTACTCCGCTATATATGGGCCCAGCAGGTGGCCCGGACTACTAACCTAACTTCGACTATGAAAACATTCTCGACCCTTTTCCTGCTGCAGGCGCCCGCCTCACGGCGTTCTATATTAGCCGTTCCGGCGGCTATCTTGTTACCATGGCCGTCTCGGCAATCTCTTGTGCCTTCATGGCCATGCTGTTCCACATGCACATGGTTGCGTTCCGGATCATTTCCAGAACATTACCTCGGTGAGAGATAGATACATCCCCATTCTGGAGCTCGATGCGCAGGACCACGTCGTCAGAAAATGTCTGGACGATAGTTCCGCCCAGGTATTGCGTCCTGCAGTTTGGGGCGAAATCGGGGTCAACGTACCTGCCTCCCATCCGGATGGCCTCCTTCCTGATTTCTCGTGCCGTCGGCCCGTCCTTTTTATAGCGTAGAACCTCCAGCACATAGCTTTCTTTTACTCCGAATCGCTCCTGGAGCTTTCTGCGTTCGGTAGGTGTTACTCTTATCTGCTTCATACGTTGTTATTTTTGTGTGTTTTTTTTTTAACTTTGCGCACATTGGCGTATTATTAACGCCACAAATATAGATAATTTTTCAATACCCGCAAAATTTATTTTGACTTTTTTTCAATATGCCAACAGAGAGAATAA